ATGAAGATCAACCCTGACCTGCTTATAGAACAGGAGTGGGCTTGTACCCTCTTCCCTGCCGACCACCCGGAGCTGGCGTTTCCGGGCGTGCTGAAGCACTCTCCCACGTCAGGCCTGACGCTTCAGTTCGCGACCCCAATCGATGCTCGTTACGATGAGGACTACCATCACCTGCACGGGTACACGTCTGCCGGTGTAGCCATAACATTGGTCGGAAACTTCAGCACTAAAACCGCTGGTCTCAACCTCCGGTCAGGCATGGCATATCATACTTCGAAGGGCCACCCCTTTCAGTTCGCCATCTTCGGCCATCACTTTGCAGCCGACTCGGCGTTCATTGAATATACTTTCGACATCGCAGGGGCTGATGCATTCTTTGCCCGAAGCGGGAGTATTGCCCTCATCCCATTTGGAAGTGAGCCGTTGTTTCGTGCCCTTTCAGGCTCATGCGAGTTTAGTGGACGATTTACAGGAACGTTCAACTCACTACCACCCCGCCTATCCGACTACATTCTTGGCAACGACGACGATGCGATGGCTGAGCTGCAGGCGGCCTACACGACCATAAGAGAGAAGCACCAAGATTTTCGTCCTCTGATCAAGAAGAGCGCCAAATTCGCCTTTAAACTGTCGATTCCGGACGGGGCCGATGTCATGAGTGCACAGAGGAACTGCCAGGCAGTCGCCGACCTATTCGCCATCCTATTTTTCGGCCCGGCCAAGTTGTCCCGCCTAACCGCCACCGTTAAAGACGAGAAAGGATTTCCTCACGAGTTTGATGTATTTCCATGGAGATTGAGCGAGGCGGGGTCATTACAGAGGGCCGCAGACGATAAGAGCTATCTCCATCTGCCACTCAACAACCTGGACGTGAACTTCGGTGAGTTGCTGTCAAAGTGGATGCAGATATCCGACAAATTCTCCACAACATTGTCGATCGTCCAGAGCTCAACCACCCTGATATCCGAAAGCGAGGTGCTATCCCGCATCGTTTTAAACGTTGCCCAACTCGAAGGAATGGCCCACGAGGCTGGCAAGCACGAGAATCAAAAGAAATACCAGTACGGAATCGATACTTACTCAAGCCCATTCCTATCGAACTTCCTGAAGAGCCTTCTCCGACGGGAAGCATCCGATCTTGGAAAAGCAATCTCCGATCTTCGAAATGACATAGCCCACATGGGACGCCCGCGCACCTATCTGGACAAGATGTCGTTCAGGGACAAATACGCCGCATGCTTGGCACTGGAGGCAGTGATCATTGGATACGTCCTCGACCAGCTAGGCGCAAGCAAGACCTCGGTAGAGAAGTATCAGAAAACGTTGATTTCGATGATCCAACGAAAAGATTAAAAGTTCGCCTCCATGAGCTTGCGCCGCAAGGGCTGCGGCCCTCAACGTTTTCAGGATGCAGCCCCGTGGAACCGTTGTCCCCGCAGGCCACTCGTGTAGGTTTTCAGGAGGCCTCACGGCACCCTTGGAGCCGGCGTCGCAGCGATCAGGCGCCGCTGCTGCTGGATTTCGAGGCGCAGCCGGGCTTGATGGCGCTCGATCCATAGCTCAGCCCCGGCCCGGCCCTGCCGGTGGGTGCTGCATGGCCGGCGGGTCTGCTGCTCCTGCGGTAGGTGCTGATCCAGCGCGGCGAAGTACGGCCCTCCCCAGTGCTCCTGGTATAGCCGGACCACCCACACGCCCTCGAACGCGATCACGTCCTTTTCGTGGGCCGTGGCGGCGGCTCTCTGCCAGCGGAAGTCGGGAGGCAACGGCATGGGCGCAGCATACGGGCCGGGGTCTCAGATTCCGCGACAGCGCGTCAGGGTGATGCAAAGGTGCCGGCGGGCCGCTGCTCAGGCACCCCATCACCCAGGTTGAGCTGCCTGCGGCTCCCGGATCCGGCATGCCGATCATGCGTCCCGGCACACCCGGGGACCATAGGCCAAACGCGCACTGCAGCGTGGGCGCTGCCCTACGCCGCCAGCCGATGCTCGTAGAACGGATGCCGCTTGTCGTCGAAGATTGCGTAGAGCGCGCCGAGGTCGGCCGGGTTGGGGTTGAGCCAGGCATCCACGTGCTCGGGCTTGATATTGATGATCGTCCGGTCGTGGCCGGCCGCGGCGACCTCGGGTTCGGGGTCATCGGTGATGGCAGCGAAGGACAGCAGATCGGGTTCCTTGCCGGCTGGGTCCACCCAGTGCGACCACAGGCAAGCCACCAGCATCGGATCACCCGTGCGGGGCGTGAACTGCACCACCTGGTTGCCGCCGTCCGGCCCCTCTACGTTCTCGTAGAAGGTGTCCACCACCATCAGCGCATGCGTGCACCCGAAGGCCTGTCGCCAGAATCCCTCCAGACTGTCGCGCCGGGCGTTGTAAGTGCCGGGGTAGCGCTGATCATAACTGGCCGGCTTCCCGGCCAGCCGACACTGGTAGCGCATTGGAGTGATGACTCGCTTGCCACCCTCGGACACGATGACCGTGCCGTACACGCCGGGGAAAATCCGCGAGTCTCTCGCAAGGTGGTCAGTGCGCCGGAGGTCGGCGAGCTTTCCCTGGGCCCGGGCGATCTTATTGGTGGCCACCCGCACATCGTTCTCGGCCTTCTTCGTGACCTTGGTCTGCAGCGCCCGCTCGGCGTTGACCAGCCGGGTCTTCTGGGTGAACAGCTCCTGCTCGAAGGAAGTGGCATCGCCAGCGTTCCAGTCCTGGATCTCCGCCCAGATCGAACGCTCGGCAGGTGTCTTGCCCGCAGCGAACGCATCGTCCATGGCCTTCGGCGTCTTCGGCCGCTTCTTGCCAGGATCGTGGGCGTACAGCGCCGCGAATTCCTCTATAGACACGACAGCGCCGAACTCGCGCACGAGCTTGTGGTAGTCGGCCTTGATCTGAGCGGAGTAGCACATGGGGCGATTACACCACGGCCAGCTAAAGGCTTCGTGAGCGACGAAATCTGCCGAACCTTAACAAATGGACGGATATGATTCACGTCCGAGGCCTCTTGGCCAGTCGTGACCAACAGAGGCCGATGCCTAACACCGGACAGTTCTATCTCCTCCGCGTCGACGGACAAGGCGATGAGTCCGAAAGGCTCCTCGAGGTGACCGTCGTAGAGTGCCGATGCCTGCCGTGCGGGTGCACCTTTATCGCCACGCCCGGCAAGGGCCTGATCACTATTCCAGGCGGGGCCGTCCTTGCCTGTCCGTACTGCGAGAATCGTCAGGCCGTCAGCCTCGCCAGGTTCTCCGAGTTCATCGCTCGCGTTGGGAGCGGGTCTCCCACTGGGTCGGCGCCGACGAATCACCTCAGCCAGCCGGATCAACCCAGCCAAGCTGTTGGGCTGAATTCTCCGCCCGACAGGACGGGCTGAGCACTTGGGGGGCGCTGCGGCCGCTGACAACCCGGACTGCAGCCGGACTTAACAGGGCTTTAAAGGTGTCGCGGATGCGGCGACGAGACGACTCATCCGGGGCTTGCCCAGCAACGAGAGCATCCGCGACGCAGCGAACATCGCAACCTGAGTGCCTGCAGTGGGGCCAAGAAGAACTTGATCGACGAGGTAATCCAGATCAATGCTGGGATCAATCGACCCATTCATTGGCAGCTTGAACTTTGGCTCAATTCCTTTCGCTGTCACTGCGTAGCCCATACATTGATCCAGCGCCTTCCCCTCCTTCCGCTTTGGATCGTAGACAACACGCCATTCGTTCTCTTCTCTAAAGCCTTCGTGCTTGGTAAAGAGCGAGAACATCCTCAGACGGTTGTAGAAATTCCAAGCGTAGGAAGCAGCATCCTCCACGCCGACCGGCATTCTCTTCATCGAATCAAACATCTTATCTATCAGCTGCTCAATCCACTGCAACCTTACTTTGGTCGTCAAATAGTCGACCGGCGCAATAATCAACGGCGCGGTCAGCTGGTCGCTGATCCGAGCGGTGTTAAAGACAATTGCAGCGCCGCCGCCATTCCCGCCATATGCCCTCCACATAGAGAGCACACCATCCGTATCCCCCGCCTCATGCCTACTGAAACAAGCGATGTAGGTATCAAGGTCGTCGCTGACAGAGTCGAATTCCCTTATCGCCTTTAGCAATCCTAGAAATTCTTGATACGCCTTGGGCGGCAAGATGACGCCAAAGCGAGGGTCCGACGTAACCAGCCGCATTCCCTCGGACAGCGCCCATGCCAGTTCCTGATGATCGTTCATCATGAAGGGATGGGATAGCCACAACTCAGCGCCACGTGAAATGGACTCAAGGTTCTGCAGCGAAGTGTAGTGCGCGAGCAACGGCCTTACTGCGGGGAAGCTCTTTGACTCATCTTCGTCGGCCCAGATATCTTCATGAAAATCCATGATTCGAGCGCTAGGCTGGGCATCGTTCACGTCGGCCACCATGTTGAATTTTCTCGGATACTAGCACCAGCAACCAATACGCCCAACCAACGGCGAATCACGAATTTTTCAAATCAGGATCTCACTTAGAGGCAAGTTCGGGGCCGCCTCTGTCACATGCCCGCCTCGCACCCACACGTTGTAGGGGATGGTGCCACCCAAGATGCCGATGGCCCGCATCTGCGCCCCGTCATAGGTCGTCAGGCTACTGGTCCCATCAGCGTTGTGCGCGGTGACCGTCGCCAACAGTCGCGGGCTGGCGCTGACCAGCCCGTCAAATTGATCCCACAGTTCAGTCCGCATCGCTGTAGTGCCTCTCAAGGGTGACGGTCTGCTCGACCACGACGGCCTTCTCGCCGATGCGCGTCTCGGTCCGGACCGCCGTACACAGGCCGTGCCACGTGCCCTCCTCGGCCACCACCTCGACCAGGTCAAGCGGCAGGATCCGGCCCACCTCGCCCGGGCGCAGGGGCGAGGTGAACAGGGGCACCACCAGATCGATGGCCGCCTGCTCGCCGCGGTCGGCCAGAATGTTCCGGCCCCGCTCGGCGCCGGCGGCGGCGGTGTTGATCAGCGGGCTGCTCACCTGCTGGGCGAACAGCTGGCCGGCCTCGCCCGCGCGGCGCACCTTGCAGGTGACGCCCTTCCCCGCCAGCTCACCGGTGACGACGACGGCGTCGTACAGGGGCGCGCTGCGCATCTGGAGGCTTTCATTCGTGATGATGTCCTCCTGCAGCACGTGGGCCGGGGTGCGATCGCGCCAGTTCCAGGGACTGTCCGGATACCGCGCACGCACCCGCAGGGTGGGATCGGCCGGATCCGACTGGACCACCGCGCCGCTGGCTTCGGCCAGACGACTGATCGCATCCAGCGCCGGCAGCGCGTCGTAGAACCAGGCACCCGGCGGCACCAACCAATCCACTGTGTCATAGCTGGCGGTAAAGCCCGTGTCGGCGAGCTCTTCGTCGACCAGCTGGGCCATGCTGCGCTCTTCGGTGGTCACCTTCACCCGGCTTGGCGCGTAGGGCCCGGCGAGCAGCGCGGTGCGCGACCGGCCCGCCAGGGTTGCGCCAGTACGGCTCCATTCCCGGCGGCCGCTGTAGCTCTCCATGACTGCCGTCCAGACGTAGCCGTTGAGGTCGATCTCAATCAGGCGCGGCCCGGCCGCCGTCGGCTTGAGCAGCGCGAGCTGCGCACTGTCGGCCAGCTCGATGTCGTAGCTGCTGCCCCACGCATCGACGCTGGAGGAGATGGAGATGCTCTCCACTTGAATCGGGGTGCGGTCCGGCAAGCGGACCACTGAGACGCTGTTGATCACGACGTATGTCCTTCGTTGCGGGCGGACCACGTAGCACGCGGTGACGCCAATATTTAGGGGCGCGAGGCCGGGATATCCAACGACCAAGCAGCCAAGATTGAGCGCGACAGCATCGCCGCTTGGAGCGACCGGCTCGGGATCAGGATCTGGATCAGGCTTTGGCGGAGGCGGGCGAACGATCCAGGGCACCGACCTCGCAGCGCCCCAAGGCAGCTTCGCTGCTCTATACGTGAGACCAGGGTGCGTCCAAGGGAGCTTTCGCTCCGGACGAACCTGCGGCATCTCACCATTCCATGGCAGCCGTCGATCGGGCCGGATGAGCGCTAACGCTCTCCAGGACAAGACATTGGCGCGACTCAGCACTGGGGAGGCAGAGCGCCACCGCAGTTGCAATGAAGCGCGCTGCCGCTCCTGAGCAGACCATGGAAGAACGTACCCAGCACCAAGACTCGGTGCTGATCCGTGCCAGCCAAAACCCACTCCCGCTCGGCGACGATCCGCACTGCCCCAAGGGACTCGGACCGCTGCGCTGGTCGAAGCGGACGGCGACCAAGACATGCTGCGATCGGAGCGAGCGACCGGTGCTTCGCCCCAGCCAATCCGCGTAATGCGCGCCAAAGGTAACGCCGCGCCCCAAGGCAGTGCGATGGACTGGCTCAAGCCGCGGATGACCGGCTCAACAGGCGTGTCGTCCCACTGAATGCCAAGGTTGAGCGATACAAAAGCCCCACCACTGCCCAATGGACCGAGATTGATCCCGACAAACTTCCCGTCCGGCGCAGCCATCATTCCCCCATTGGCGCAGCTTTTACCCAGTCCTGCACGGCCGCGTTGTAGTTACCGCGATCGTCGAAGCCAACCACTAGAAAAAACACGTCTAGCGGGAGACCTTCGATGCGCCACGTTCCGTCCGTTCGACTGATCGCAGAGCCAACCACACGCAAGGTGCTTCGCTCCAACGCAACTACGCGCCCCACTCTGGGGACGTTAAGCATCCGAAATCGACCATCAGGTGCGCCGGGGTCGCTGCTAGCCGGAGCAGATCCGGCGAGAAACCCGAAGCCCGTCAGGTCCGGCGTGTTTCTTAGGGTGGGCCACACTCGGATCATTGGCATAGTCAGTGCCACGCCCTTGCCAGATCAAACAGCACTTCGCCCTCAAGTGGAGACGTTCCTGTCTCAGAAGTGCAGCTAAAGCGCTTGCTGATTGTGGTCTGCCCTTCAAGATAGGTCCCGTCGCTGTAAGACAGGCTCGAAAATGGCAGTAGCAGACCGGGGTACTCTCCTCGGAACACCATAAGGCGCTCCAAAAGCTGCCCGGGTACCGCGAAGACCCCCTTGTTCACCTGCTCTGGAACTTGGATCGTGCCCGCCACCCCGCCATAAGGCACCATCGTCCGCCCCATGTAGTATGGAGACCATGACGTCAGCCGTTGCGGCGCCGCGGCGCCGGCACTACTCCTCGCGATGTAGAGGCCGCCGGTGTTGGAATTGATGGGGTACGCGTTCAAATCAGGGGCGAACATCATGAACAGGACGTTCATTCCAAACCCGCTCGAATACGACGTCAGCTTGGTGTTGGACACACAGAAACTGTGCTGATCATCAGCTACGTAGCTGGCGAGGTCGCCAGCGAAGTGCGGTGCATCTTGGCCGGAAATACCTGTGTGTCGTATGAAGAGGTAAAAGCATCGCTCGGTGCCAATAGCGAACCAGGGCCGTTCAGTCGCGGATGCAGTTGACGACTTCGGCCATAGGCACCCATTGGTCATCTGCGCGACTGTGGGAACAGCGTTGCCGCCATTATCCACATCTGACATCGATTCGAATCCGCGCAGCAATCCATACTGGGCGTTTGCGTCGTCCAGCCTGAGGTAATAGCCGGAGCCGGTAACTACGTTATTGCGATACACGCGCTTGTTTGGGCTCAAAAACTCTCGCGCCCACCCAAGGCCAGTTTTCGCACCAGCGCCTGTCCCGTAGCCATCTACAAGAACAGCGTCTAGCAACGCGGCGAGAGCGCCTGGCTGACCGCTAAGCGACGGCGCACCGGCATCGGTGCTCCGATAGATGGTCGGCATCAAGCTCATTGCATCTCTCCTGCGATGTTTCCAATGACACGGAATCGGGTTGAATCGGTAGCGCCCTCAGGCGTGCCCGGCAGCGTGGTGCGCACCATCCAGATCGGGGCCAGGCCACCCACCGTGTTGAAGCGGAGTGCATTATTCGTCGCCCACCCGCTACCCCATCCTTCGCGCTTCAGCGTGAAATACGGTCGCGCCGTACGAGGATTGACCGGCGAGCAATCAGCCGAGGTCACGCCAGTCGTAATGGTGCCTACCGTCTCTCCGATGACCTCGAACGTGGTGCTGTTGGTGAAGCGAATGGCCCACCGTTCCGTGATGGCATCCGCATTCGAGACCAGCAGAGGATAGTCAGTGTCGTTGTAAGTCGCGGGAGCCGCGCTCCCGATCAATTCATTGCTCCACACATTGCCCCACGTCGCCTGGTCGAACAGGTTCACAACGCGGGCCTGTAGATCCAGCGAGCCGTTGGCCTCGCCTAGGCGCAGCGCAGTGCTGATCAGCGCCTCGCCTACCGGGAAGTCGTGGGTCAGGCTGGTGTTGAGCTCGATCTCACCGGTGATCTGCGGCTGAACCACAAGCCTTCGATCTTCCACGCGCTCTTGGATGACGAGCGGCAGCGTATAGGCGGACAAGTTGAGCGGATCACTGAACCGGAGCGAGCCCCCGTCCAAGTCTGTGGTGTACCAGGCTGACTCAACGGGCTTCCCCGCCGCATCCCGGACTTCCACAGCGGCCTGTCGCCCCCGCCCAAAGCTGACGTTCTGCCCCGCCGACGGAGTGGCGATGATGTGGCTGACGGTGTGGTGGATCAATACCGTCTGCCCAGGCTTGAACGCCGGAACGCGGCCATCGCTGGGCAGGCGAACGGATTCCAGGCCGATGACCACCGCCGATAGCGGGATGGACCGGAACACGACCGCGCCGATGTAGATGGAGCCGGCCATTACCAGCGTGGGCTTCCACACTTGGTCGCCCACCACCTCGGCGGGGTCGTACCAGGACTGGCCTTCGTTCCCCGCAGCCAACACCATCAGACCGAACTGCACCTTGACCACTCCGGTTTCCCAGTCCACCGCGCCTCGCACGGATGCGCCTGAGAGCACGCCGTTGATGTCAGCCGAGGCGGTCAACTGGACGCCGTCCAAGGTCAGTGCGCGCAGGGTGAAGTTGCCAGGACGTAGCGGAGAGCCAGGCGTGCGGAAGAAGACGGCCGCAGTGCCCGGATCTGCGATCCGAGTGAGCAGAGACTGGACCTGCACCGTGTTGCTTCCGCCAGCCAACCACTGCGTGAGGTTGGCGGCACCGGCCGAGTAGTCGATCGCTCCAGCATAGGTGCCGGCGCCGGTCACCGGATCGATAGAGTGGTATAGGCCACCGCTACGGTCCACATAGGTACGGCCACGGAAGGTAAACCGCACGCTCCCCGGCACAATGCTGTCGCTGATCGTTGGCGTCAGCAAGAGCTGAACAGGCGGAAGTGCCAGCGACTCAGTCGCCGAGGCCTGCGCAGCACCAGCGACCATCCAAAGCACCGACACCAGCGTCCCCGCGGAGAACTGCGCCTCCACGTCCTTGCGCTCGTATCCAGTAACCTTCCACCGGCCGTCCACACGACCATAGGTTGGAATCGACACCTGTCGCACGGTGAAACGCCCCGCCTGCAGGTTCACAGCACCTGTCGTGTAGTTGACCGAGCCCAGCACATTGGAGGCGCCCTGGCCGCCCACGGATTGCGCGACGATGTTGCCGGCGCCGTCGTCCTTGGCAAGCACGCGCATGGTGTGCGGGGTACTCGGCATGCCGTCCGGACCGGTTGCCACCGAGATCGTCCAGTCGAGCGCCAGAGAGTTAGCGCGCACCGGTCCATTGGGCACCAGGAAGGCCACCACGCCCGAGCCATCGGGCACTGGCTGCAGCGCCGCACTCAGTGCTTCGCCATACTCATACGAGCATGCCAACCGGCTATCGGCGTCCGGCAGGGTGATCGGACGAATCATCACCTCCCCGGTCGTGTAGGCGATCGAACCGCGCAGGACAGAGGCGATCAAGAGCCCACCGGTGCCGTTGTCTGTCACCGGCACGTCCGCCCCGGCAACCCGCAGCGTGAAGGAAGCAGTACCAGGTACGATGCCGACCTGTCCGAGCATGAAATGCAGCGCGGGAGGTGCAATGGCGACATCCCCGGTTCGCGCCTCCGCCAGCACACCCGTGCCCCAGCTGACCATGACGCTGCTGGTCAGATCCGGCAACGCGCCGGCGGTCATCACCACAGCGCCGGTTGCGTAATTCACGGTACCGCTGCCCTGCCCGGGCTTGCCGATCAGCTGGCCGCGACCGTTGTCCTTCAATCGGATCCACTTGCCCAGAGCACGGTAGTCCACCACAACCGTCCCCGGCGCTGGGAGGGGCGCGATCTGGAACAACCAGTTGTAGCCTTGGTTGTTCTGGGTTACGGCAATCTCGTCTGTGAACCCCTGCTCCACAACGGCACCTGCCGGCGTCGCTGTGATGCTGATTGCCGTCGACCCAATCCCGTTGGCGTGGGCGATCGTCACGGCGCCAGCGAGGTAGTCCACGCTTCCGGACCACGGCGAACTGGTCGCCGAAGCCAACCCGCCAGCACCATCGTCGGTCAGCTCTACACTTCCAGCCAGGACCTTGACCGATCCAACCGCCATAGGGTTACCCAGGAAGCGGATGACCGGTGCGCCCGCAGCGAACGAACTTGAGTAGTTCAATCCCAGCGTTCCAGCCGGTCCGGCAGCAACGTAGCTGATGGTGCCCAGACCAGCCAGCACGTCGCTGACGGCGGTCTCTGCCGTGGAGGTCGGCACGATCGTCACGTACGGGGTATCCACCTGCACAGACAGGTCACCAGGCTTCGCCGCCGCCGTAAGTCGCTTCACGCTGTGATAGCTGGTTGCTTCAACAACGTTGGTGTCATAGATGCGAGTCGGCGGCTTGGCGCTCGTATAGCGCGAGACTTCCTGACCAAAGAAGTCGAAGGTAAGTGCATTGACCGTCTCGATGACGATCACGTCCCGCTCGAATGCGCCGCTGTCGTCATAGAAGGTCCGTGTGGTCCGCGACAGAATGCCCTTCACCCGGATGTACTGCTCGTTCGGGGTGTACCCAGAGCCATTGGTGGTGAGGCACAGGTTGTCGTTGATATCCGGGCTGGGCGCGTCCTTCATGCAGTAGAACTGCACGGTCATCTGCCCGATGAAATGGTTGCTCAGCAGGATGTAGCGGGACTCGACGCCACGGGTGATGTAGCTCTCGACGCGGTTGCGAGCGTCCGCCCGCACGTCGCTGTAGCTGCCGGTGGCGAACATGCTGACCTGGACACGCGGATCAGCCGGCGGGTCCACCAGCACACCGATCGCATCCTTGAGGACGTCGGTGGTCGGGGTGTCCACGTGCACGAACAGCTTGCGCAGGGTGGCGCGGCCCGTGGTGCGCTCTTCATCGCCGATATCGGGGAACAGGTTGTTCATCTGCCCGTCCACGATCTCGGTCTGCACCATCCGCCCGCCGCCATCCGGGTTGTCGGTCAGGCGCTGGGACTGGCGCATCTTGATGTCTGTTGCGGAGATCGTCATCGGTTACACCGTCATGAGTCGAAGGGTGATGGAGAAGTAGTCGCCGTCCAGCGCGGGGACGGCATAGCGGATCGGATCCGCCTCGATGGCGGGGCCATCGGTGCGACGCCAGGCCACCGGGAACGAGCGGTCGCCGCCGTTGTGGGCAGGCATCAGCAGGGACAGCGGCGAGGTGCGCGGCTGCTCCTCGCTCGCCTGCAGGGCGCGCAGTACGGCCAAGGTCACCGGGGCGATGTAGGCGGCACCCTCGCGCTGCGTCTGCAGCGTGATCGGCCGGCCGGCCTGGAGCGCTGACTCCTGCACGATCCGGGCACCGGTCAAACTGGTCTTCACCGCCTGCCCCACCCGCCAGCCGGTGAATTCGTCAGTCCATTGCAGATCGGCCGGCAGCTCAATGCCTGCCAGCAAGATGCGGCTCATCGGTTACCCCCAGCGCGCACGGAAACGCTCCTGCTGCGCGAGATCTTCTGCAGGACCAACGGCGCCACCAGCGCCGCCATCTGCTCGGCCTGCGCGCGAGCCTCGGCGCTGGCACTGGCCTCAACGCTCTTGCTGGGCGCGCGCCAGTCGATCACGAGGATCTCCTGCCCCTTGTTGTCGCCAACACGCTTGGCGTCCGCCTCGGCTTGGGACTTGGCCTCTGCCTCAGCGGCGCGCAACCGCTCTTCCGTAGCGCGCCTGGCCGCCTGGTCACGTTCCAGCCTTTTGCTCTCGATTTGGTTTTCGACCTGAAGAACGCTCTCCAGCTCACCCGGCCCGACAAGATCAAAACGATCAGACAGCTCCTTTCGCTTGCCGGAAAGATCGTCGAATGCCTGCAGCGTCCCGTTCAGTTCCTTCTTGTAGGCCTCCAGTTCGCGGCGCTGGTCGTACAAACCATTCCAGATGTTGGCGAACTGCTGCAGCGAGTTCGGCCCGCCCAGCGTGCCCAGCAGCTCCCATGTCTTTTCGGAGACCTCGCCCATCGAGAGCGAGAATCCATGAGCTGCGGACGCTCCCTCCGCGAAACTGCTGGCTGCGCTGCCGCCGGCGGCAGCTACAGCCTCGGTAGCAGCTGCGGCGCCCTTTGCCGAGGCCGCCACACCATCCAGTTCCTTTGCTGCGCCAGCTGCACCATCGGCCACCTTGCGCGTCGCCTCCCCACCCCGGCGACCCATGTCATCCAGACCATCGCTCACCTGGTAGATGGCATCCAGGTGAGCCAGCTGCATTTCCACCATCTGCCTTGCCGCAACATCACTGTCGGCAACCGAGGCGCGAGCGGTATCGCTGTAGGCGCGCAGGGCCCGGCGCACATCTTCGATGCTGGCCTTACCCTGAGAGGCACCGCGACGGATTGCCTCGAAGGCATCCTTCGCCGCGTCGCGAGCCGCGTTGAGAGACGCCTGCGACTGGATCCCCAGCTTGCCGAACTCATCGTTCAGCGGATTCATCGCATTGGTGATTTCGCGGATGCGCGAATTCAGCGCCGCTGCCGAACGCTCTGCCTGGTCGAAGCCGGTCTTTCCCCGCTTGCCCGCGTCTTCCAGCAAAGTGCCAAGTGTCCGGGCCTCTTCCAAGGTGGACACGTTGCCGAGGGCGCTCTTGAACGCCGCCTCGATCTGCACGCCGGTGGACAGTGCGCTATCGGTGACCGTGGCGAACGCAGCGATCGCGTCGCGCCCGGTCTTACCGAAACTCATCCCCACGCTTTCGGCGGTGACGCCCAGCTTCTGCAATGCAGCTACCAGCGTCTGCTGAAGCACGGCCGACGCATTGACTGCCGCGCCGGGAAGCGCCTCAAACGCCGTCTGCGCCGCCATCTGGAACCGCTGCAGTTCCTCACCGGAAAGACGCTGGAGGGCGTCCAGCAGCCCATCACGAATATTCCGGCTGGCGACCGTACCCTGCTCCGCCATGTGGGCGAGCGCCACACCGACGTTCTCCAGCGAGGCACTGTCAGCGTAGTTGAGGCTTTGGAACAGGTTACCGATTGAGGTGGCCGCCAGCTTGGCGTCCGAGTCGATCCCCTGAAGCTGCTCCAGAACCAGCTGGGCCCCCGGGCCGATGCCGTTGGCAAGGGCATCACCCGCAACCCGAGCACCCTCGGCCAGGGCCTTGTAGCCCTGATTGACCTCCTGCAGGCGCACCTTGACCTGTTCCAGCTGCTTGAGCTGGTCGTCGGTCGCGATGCCCAAGGCCTCCATCCGGACCAAGAAACCGAGCTGTCCCGCCAGGTATTCCTTCAGGCCGTCCAGCCGGTCCATGTAGGACTGCCGCTCAGCATCAGCCAGCGCAGCGACTTCGGCCGAAGTCCTAACCGCAGTATCGCGGTACTCGATGAACGAATTGGCCGCCTCCTTCCGCGCAACGGCTTCCTGGTACATCACCTCGCGCAGCTGCCGGCTGACCTCGCCCGCATGCTTGCTGGCCGCGCTGTTCTTCCCCAGTTCCTCACCCAGAGCCTGGCCCATCGAACGCAGACCCTTCAGGGCCACTTCCAGACCCACCAGCCCCACCGTGATCAGCAGAGCCTTCGGCATGGCCTTCAGCACGTTACCGAGCGTCACTGCGCCCTTGCCGGTCGCATCCATAGCGGCAGCATTTGCCCACTGTGCGCGCGTGGTCGCAGCCAGCGTGACGCGCCATGTGTTGAACTGCGCGATCAGCTTGATGATCGAGAAGGTCGCATATACCCTGCCGAGCGTCACCAGCGCGCTGCCGTGATCCACTACCCACGTGGTGGCGCCCTTGGCTGCCTCGGCCATGGTGATGATCGCGTCGGCCGTCTGCTTGGCCCAGCGAGTGAGCGTGCCATCCTTGGCAAGCCGGTCAACCGTGGCGAGCATGTCGGTCAGCTGGCCCTTGAAGTAGGCCAGCACGCCCTGGTCGGCGACCTCTTGCTTCCAGTCCTTGAACCGCTCGGTGGCTTCCTTCCACAGGCCGGCGATAGTACCCACCTTGGCCGCTGCTGCTGCGCCACCATAGGACTCGGTCAGCAGGTCAAGGATGATCGCCTGCGCCTCAGCGACACGGCCTGTCGCTTCCATCTGCTTGATCAGCTGCTTCTGGCTGTCATCCAGCGTAAAGCCCTGCTTGCTCAGCGACTCCATCGCCTTGGAAGGCGTCTGCAGAGCCTTGCCCACCACCTCGGCCGAGGCCTCCAGGCTCATCCCCAAGCGCTGGGCCTGGTCGATCGTTATCTGCATGGCCGCCGGGAACTGCTCACCGACGATGTTGGTATAGGACAGCAGGCGCACCTGAGCCGCCGAGATCTGGCCGTCATCGAACAGGCCACCCTGCAGCTGCTTGCGCATCCGGGCCAGCCCGGCCGCGGTGAACTCACCCTGCCTGCCAGTTGCGGCCAGGGCCGCCTCCAGTTGCCCAAGCTCCTGCTCCGCGTCGCTGCCTTCCTTGATGATGTCCTTGATGCCATCAACGACCTTGCCGAACCCGATGAAGCCAAGCGCGGTCGCGGCAATGCCCTTGAGCTTGTTGAGGATGCTGGTGGTCACGGACGCCGAGGCGCCCAGCTCAGCCGTCTCCCGTGCTGCCTCGCCGGCGCGCTCGCGGTAGGCTTTCAGCGATTCGGCGGCGGAGGTGCTGGCCTTGGCCTGAGCCCGGAACTTGTCGTCGCCTTCCTGAATCTGCTGGTTGCGCCGGCGCGTTTCATCCGCAGCCTGGGCAGCAGCCCGGGCCTGGTCGGCAAAGGCCGAGGCGATCTTCGATGCTTCCTCGCGGAGGCGCTGTTGGCTGGCGGCCAGCTGGGTGGTGTTGACCCCGAGGTCGCTGAGGCTGTCCTCAGCTTTTGCCGCGGCCTCCCACTGTTTGTTCAGCGATTCCTTGAGCTTGTCACCCTCAGCACGCAGGCTTCTTTGAGCATTGAGCAGCTCCTTCGACGGCGCCGCCGTTTCAGCGATCTGCAAGGAGAGCTGATACGCCGCCTTTTGATTGGCATCAAAGCGGGTCTCGAGATCACCCAAGGTCTCAAGCAAGCCGTCGAACGCTTCGGCCTTCTCGGCGGTAGCGTTGAGCTCGGCCAGCTTGTCCACCAGCTTGCCAGTGTCGGCAACCGCAGCGTCCGAGGCCACACCCATTTCGGCAAGCGCCAGGCGCAGTTCGTCCACGCCCTCGGTGCCGCTGGTCTCAAGGACCAGCCGCAGCGCTTCCTCGAATGCCGCATTGTTCGCCATCAACGTTTCCCCTGCCTTGCCAGTTTCAATTGCCGGATGAGCTCGCTACCGCGGTACTCGTTCATTTCACGAGCCAGGCGTGAAACGACCACGTCCCCCTGGCCCATCACCATCTGGAATGCGCTCGGACCTGTGAGCGTCCGCAGCTTGCGGCGGCCATCGCGCCCGGACGACGCCGTGGCGTCTCGCGAGAACTGGCGCGCCACCAGGCGCCTTTGGCCATCAACCGTCGCGATGAAGGCCGAGTTGTAGACCTTCCGCTCACCCTTCTGGATCAGGGCGGTCGCACCAGCTGTCTTTCGTCCGCCCCAGCGCCCACCGAACCCAAACAGCGGAAGCGGCTTGGCCGAGGCATTCAGCGAGATGTATTCACCGTTCTCATCCGCACCGGTGCGCACGGTGAAGCGACCGGTCAGATCGCTAACGCGTACGTTGTAGATCTCACGAATGGCTCTCTTTGCCGCGGGCTCGAACCGCCGACGCACCGTGATGGCCGACCGAGCGTCGGCCTTTGCGATCGCCGCTGCGCTCACACCATTCACCTTGGCAGCAATGCGGGCCAAGGCAGCGGCATTCATGCGTCGGTCGAGGCTTGCGAACCTACCCATAGCTCAGAGCCCCCACACAAAGGTGGTCGGCGCCATCCCAGGCGCCGACCACTGAGGACTGAGAGCAGCCCTCTGCCGCATCAATCGGGCTTCTGCTCGTACACCTTGAAGGTGTACAGCGCGGTCTCTTCCGAGCGGAAGATCACCGAGCCGGTCAGGGTCACCTGGATCGGGTCGTCGCTGAACCAGTCCACATCGCCATCTACGGTCAAATCAACCTGCGGAATACGCAGCAGGCCGTTCTCGCCACTGATGCGATCCTGCACGTCACCCATGATCATGAAGGCCTTGTTGGGCACCGCGCCGCCATTGATGGCCGTCTGCAAATAGCCGTCATAGCTGTAGGACACGGTCAGGGCATCGCCATGGGCAATGTCACCCTCGGCCAGCGGGATGAGGATGCCCTGCCGGTTGTCGATGTCATAGTCGACACCGGCCTCCAGCGTCTCGGCCCCCTTCTTAATGACCGGCGCCGGTGAGGCCATGATGAAGCGATGGCCAAGCTCGATCGGTGCGTCCTTGCTGTAGACGGAGAGAGCCTGGTTCGACACAGTGCCTGCATCGACCGAGGTCGATACGGCGCTGCCGTAGAGCATGCGGGCGAGGATGGCCGGCGGCACTTCCAGTGCGGTCACACTGATGCCGGTGGTGCCGGGATTGGCATCGGTGTGGATGATCTGCCCGTAGCGATCATCGCGGCGCTTGCTCTTCACTTCGGTCGTGTCGCCAGCCTCATAGCTGAACGTCAGCGAGCTCTGTTCGAGCGGCTTGTTGCCAAACTTGTCGTCCGGATCGGGAATGACGGGAATGCGGTTGGCACCGGCGCCGTGCTCATAGAAGCGCAGATCGCCGGCGAACTTACGGACCTTGGGTTGGGCCATTAGGGTTTCTCCTGGGGATTGGACACGGGCTGGAAACTCTCGGTCAGACCGGCCCGCGCGGTGATCTGAGCGACAACACTGGAATGACCGGCGTCATCGGTGACGGGGACCAGTTGTGAATCGACGACTTCGAACTTGGTGAGACCCAGCGGCAGCGACCGTGAGTCGAAGGTGAGCACCCTCAACAGGTCATGCCGGGCGCGGTGTACCAGACGATTCGGCCGGTCCTCGTCCTGACCTCGCGGCACGCTGAACTCGATGGTCAGAGCCACATCGGAACTAGCCTGGGCGCGGCCTCCCGACGTGGAGCTGATCCGATCCACAACAATCGCGGTAGCGGCAGTGGCGAGATCAGGCGGCGCGTCTTCGTCATCGAGCAGGATCAGACCGCTTCCGATATCGGTGAAGAAGCCCGACTCCGTCCTGATGAGGCGCACCCGCCCTGCCAGGAACTCAAGTAGCTGCCAGCTTGCCGGCTCCTTGGAGACATCAGTCAGTGACACGAATCACCAGCCAGCGGCTCAGCGAGCCGTCGTCAGAAATGGGTTTGGAGTTGGAATACAGCTCGCCGTCTACAAGCACCCGCCCCTTGAAGGCCGGACGGAAGCCAGCGGTTCGCACGTAAGCGATTTCGACTCGGCCGGCCACGAACTGCCTGAGCCCGCCGATCATTTCGCTGTCGCGGTCCACATAAACCTGGCAGGGCACGGCAGCACCGCCGTCCGGCGGCGTGTATGTGGCGAGGTCAGCCATGCCCGCTGCGGCAAGGCTCGCATGTAGGCCAGCGTCCATCTCGGCAAGGAATGCGCGCTGTCCCATTACTTGCGATTCTCACGGCGACTGGTGACGCACAGCGCCAACACGACGCACAGCACGACGACGGCGAATGCCAGAAGCGCGCTCACGGCTTCACCTCGGTGCCCTGGATAGCGCGGACCTGCTCGGCGCGGCCATTGAGGCGCTCAATGACAGCACGCCTCTGGGCGGCAACATCAAAGCACTGCGCGATCGGGCCTTCGGGAACAGCCTCGGTGCGGGTAAGCGCGGCCGGAATCGTCACATATACGCGCCGCTCCACCACCACAGGCTCAGGGGTCACCGCGCACTGCGCCGGGCCTGCATCAGGCTTCGTCTGCCCACACGCAGCAAGCACGGCGGCGAGCGCCGCGACGGTCAGTAACCGGAGAATGCTGGGCATGATGCTTCCACCTCGGTCAGGGCCAGCGCACAGCGCGTCTCACGCGCTTGGCCGGCATAGCGATTCATGAACTGCTTCAACGTCTGGTTTGCATCCGCCTCGCGGGCCTCAGCTGCGGCTACCGCGCTGTCGCTCTGCCGCTTGAGCGTGGCCGCTTGGTTCTGCGCCAACGCCAGCTCAGCTTGGAGGACGCCAACGGTGCGGCCGTAGCCAGCGTTGGCCGCAGCCAGTTCCGCAACCCGCGTGTTGGCGCCCTCCTTCTGCGAGGCACAGGCTGTCGCCGCACCTTCATAGGAGGCAGCGGCAGCACGAGCATTGGCCCGCACAACCACAAGGCAGACCGACAGAGCGATCACAACCAGGGCGAGAACCCCGATCATCCACAGAAGCGGCTTCATCGTGACCACGGAGGGCAGCTTCATCGCGCACGCTCCGTCAGGCCGGCTTCGTCCTCGCGGCGACCGCAGAGACCCGCCTCCAGATTGGTGCCACGCCACAACCGGCACATCTGGCGAATCTGGCCCGCGACGCAATGCACGTCCGCGCCGGGCAAGCACACGTCGCGGATTGCACGCATCTCCGTGCGCGCCGGACCGGTCATCGAGGCACCGCGGTTGTAGACCACGGAGACCAGTGCACCGCGGGCGTCTGCGGGAAGAGCATCGAACCCGTCAGCACCGAATGCTCGGCGCGCACTGGCGTGATAGCGCGGAAGCGAGGCCACGCCGAACACGTCACTCGCCAGCCCGAACGGAACGCGCACGTCGCGTAGATCCCGCACGACGGGTTGCGCGGCAGGCCCGGTGATCCCAGCGGTCGCTTGGAGGCGGGAGGCCGCGGCCAGGGCGGACCAGTCCAAGCCGATCTGCTGGCGGGTCTGGTGGCCGCCGTCGTAGCCGATGCCCCACGTGACGCCTGATGCGCCACCCGGCCAGATGGGCGCCTCATAGCGCCGCGTGTACAGCGCCTGGCTGCCAACCTCCCAACGGACAATCAGCGCAACAGCAGCTGGCGAGATGACCGACAGCCGGGGGACGTTGGCCGCCGGTGGCAGGACCTGCTGCACGGCTTCCTGCAGAGCCACGACCACCGGCATCACTGCACCTGCGGCCGACTCTTGGGCTGATTCAACCACCGGGGCTGCAGCGTCGGCCACATCTGCGCGCGCCTCAGCTACTGCTGCTGCCGGCGCGTCAGCAGAGGCCGGCACGGACGCTGCCACTGGGGCCTGGCCGCAAGCGGTGAGCGCGGCAACCAGCAGCGCAGAGAGAACGCGACAGGCGATCATCGGGCGATCCAGAAGAAGGCAACGAACAGGCCAACCAACGCCACCCATTCGGCGCGATCAAGCAGCAATAGGCGCCAGGCCGATCGGTCACCAGTCCGGGCAGCTTCATGCAACTGCCGCTCTTCATCGTCGCGCAGGTCGAACAGATAGGTGCGCTTGAACAGCCAGGCAGCCGCGCAGGCGGTCGCCAGGTACGCGGCGGAAATCGGCAGCTGCAGCAGCTGCGCCAACACGTCCCCGCCGATGGTGCGATCGAGCGCACCCAGCAGAATCCAGCCGAGCAGCGCCAGGAAGATCAGGACCGGCAGCCAGACGATGAACTCCTGCCAGCGGCTGAAGAAGGAGAGGATGCGATTCATGGTGTTTTCTGCGCCTGTTCCACGGTATTGAGACGACGCTCCAGCTCGGCGATCCGCCAGATCACCCCGTTGTCCAGCTTCGCGTTGACCACCTGCACGTCGCTGGTTACCTGCTGGAGACCCTTGCCCTGCTCTGCCTGGATGCTGCGGATGTCGTTGAGCATCCAACTCACCACGCTGCCTGCGATCGTCAGCACGAAGGGCAGCGCGAAAATGGCAACCTTGAGCGCCACAGACGCAAACTTTCCGTTCATGGCCCGGTCGAGCTGGGCATTTGCATCAGTGGTGCTCATCAATCCCCCTGTGTTCGTAGAAGCTCCACCACCGCACACGCCACCCGGGCATCTGTGTGCGGTGGTGGGCTAACCCTTATGCGCCGCCGGTACCGGCCGCTGCGGTGCCCGGCGTCAGGCGCACCAGCACCTCAGCGTCACCGTTCGCTGCCGCCTCCACGGCGTAGCCGAAGCTGTTGAAGTCCGTGGCGCCGCCGGCGGCGACGATCACCCGCTCGTCAGCGCTGGACCAGTTGACCGCCGCGCCGTTGGCAACGACTGCGGTTGCCAGCTTCGGAAGGCGGAAGACGCCCTCCACGTGGACCGCGATGCGGTCGCCGATTCCGCCGTCGGTGACCGCGACACCGAACAGCTTGCCCTTCGCGACGACACCGCCGCTCTTGACCGCCTTGTCCAGCACCACGTCCAGCACGCGGCCGTCCTGATGTGCGTTCTTCATGACTGTTTCCTCAAATCGAAAGGGATATCGCTTGGGCGCGAACCGGCAACCCGGCCGCGCTCAAAATTGGCGGAGGCTCAGGTCGGATTGCCCGGGTTCTTGTAGATGCCGCGGTAGTCGGCGATCGCCGGCGCAGCGTCGAGGCGGACCTTCCAGGCCACGCCATCAACCGTGAAGCCTTGCTCCTGCTCCAGATACGGGGTCTGGTTGCCATCCAGGTAGCCGACGACGATGCCGTCAACGAACGCGGGGTTCGCCAGGCCGTACCACGCCTTCGGGTCCTTCTCGTCCAGACGACCGTGATCCCAGACTTCGAAGGTGTTGCGGACGGTGTTCGGGTCTTTGTCCCCCGTGCCAGCACCGACGGCGTACTCGGCCTCGCGTACGGCCCGCGCCAGCAGGTTCAGCGCGACCGGGGTCAGCAGCCCCTTCATGGGCACCTGGATCAGGTTGCCGCTCTTGTCCTTCTGCAGGCGCATGGCCGACTGCATGGCCCCGACGCTCGCCGTGCTGATCAGGGCAGCCGGCAGCAGATTGCCGTGTTCAGCGCTGAAGAGACGCTTGCCATCCGCCAAGATGGGGTTGCTGTTGATCAGCTCGAACACGGCCTTCGCCAGCGTGCGGCGAGCGGCCTGACCCATCTTGCGCGGCACGTCACTGAAGATGCCCAGGTCATCATTGATGACAGCTTGGCGGGTGATGGTGAACAGCTTGCCGTAGGTAACGATCTTCATCGCCTGCGACTGCTCGCTGAAGGTGCCCTGCTTGTACTCGCCGCCTTCCGGCACGATGTCCAGATCCGAGAACGCACCCAGGCCGACCAGGTTGGTCGCCTTGAAGTCCGGCACGTTCACCGGGCGGGTGAACTGGTCGAAGTTCTCCTCCGCTTCCTGGTAACCCTGCGCCACGGCGCGGCGGGAAGCGTCGCCCAGCAACGACGGGAAGTCCGAGCTGCTGTGCGTGAACGCCATGCCGACGATCTGCATGCGATCCATCCCGGCGACGTTGGTGCCGGTGGCCTGGACGCATGCACGGGCGATTTCGCCCATGGTCATGCCACGGAACGGATTGCCATCGGTGGCCTGCACCAGGCCGGCGCGGGCCTCAATGGCGTTCGACATGGCGGCGCGGGTCAGGTCGCGCTGATCACCGCCCGGAACGATCCCAGCGTTTCCGTTGAGCGGCTGGCCGTTGGAGCCCAGCAGCGCCAGGATGTGGCGGCCGGCATTGTCGGCAGTCACACTGATGTCTGCCGCGGCGATGATGCCGTTGACGTACTCAGCCACGGCCGGGATGCCCATGTGTGTCTGCGCAATCGCCTGAATCTCGGTGTTGCGCGTCCGCAGCGCCAGCATCGCCGCCGCTACCGGATCTGCCGCGGGAGCAGCGGCAGTGACGGGCGCCGGCGCCGGAGCTGCGGGAGCTGCGGCCGGAGTTGCGGTATTGCCCGCCGCTGCGGCGGTCGCGAGACCGGCACTGGCGAGGATGGTGGCGTACTGCTGTTTCATGGTGGGATCCTCGATATGGCCGATCACGGCCGACTGGCTTACCTCAGGGAGTGAGGCGAAGGTTTGCGGGGAGAGGCTGGCAACGATGTGGCGACGCAGCTGGGCGGTCACCGGCGCACCAGCCCCCTCGATTGCGTGGAGATAGCCGGTAACAGCGACTGCTGAAGCGGCCTGCCAGCGGGCGCTGGCACCTGGATCGGCATCCACCACCACGTCGGCCAAGCCGGCATCGATCGCCTGCGGCCCGGAGTACCAGTGGTCAGCGTCATCCGTGAGCAGCCGTTCCATGTCCTCGCGGCGGCCCGAACGAGAGGCATATGCCTCAAGCATCGCTGCCGCGTGGGCGTCCAACGCCTCAGCGTTCTGACGGAAGGTCGTGGCAGTGCCAGCCGCGACGGTGCGCGGCCCATGCACCATGACCAGCGAGCTGGCGAAGACACGGCGCTCATCGCCCGCCTGAAGGATCAGCGACGCGATGGAGGCGGCCTGACCCTCAACAGTCACCACGGTGCGGGCCGGATGGGACTTCAGGGCGTTGTAGATCGCCATACCGTCGGTGACGACGCCACCCACGCTGTTCAGGCGGACGTGAATGGTCGAGGCGGTGATCTGCCCGATGCGCTCCACCAGATCCAGGGCGGACACCGATTCCTCGAAGAGGTACCCGCCGATGGCGCCATAGATCATGACTTCGGCAGTGTCAGCCTCGGCGTGCACCTGGAAGAGGCACGGCCCCAGTTGGCAGTCCGGGCCAGCGTCGGCGGTGATGGAAAGGTTGATGGCGCTTGCCAACAGGCTCACTCCACGCATGGTCATTCGCTCCTGGAAAGATCGCGCGTCAGCGAGCCGAGCACCTGTGCCCGGGCCTCTGCGCTGGTATGGGGCGCCGTCGGCGCGATTTCGGCGGCCTGCTGCTGCCAGTCTTCTCGCTGGCGCAGCACGTCGGTCGGGTTGTTTCCGTACTGCAGGATGTTCTGCTGCGGGCTGACCCAGCCCCGGTCCTCGGCCTCACCCTTGGCATAGGCTTCTTTCAGCGGGTCGATCCACGGCATCACAGGTCGCACGTAGGTCGACGCGGCCAAATGGCGCAGCGTCCATCCACGCGGCAACTTGACCTTGCCTGCCAGTACGCACGCTTCAATGAAGCGCTGCCGCTGCGGGCGAATGCTCATCGCGATGAAACGCTCGGCGAGCATCAGGTAGCTGCCCCACTTCTCCACCAGCTCCTGTCGCTGAGCCGAGTACGTGCCGTTGTAGTCCAGCGAGAGGCTGGAATAACTCACGCCGATACCGCCGGCGGCGGCACGCAACTGCTCTTTGCGCCAGGTCGCGGCATTCGGGTTGGGCCGATCGGTACCGAGGCTCTCAATCGATTCGCCCGGCAGCAGATCGTCAAAGATCGCGCCTGGTGCCATGCGGAGTTCGCGAACCGGAGCACCGTCCTGCATCAGCACACGACCACCGAGCCCGTCACCGCCGCCGAACATGCTGCCCTCGCCCTTCTTGATCTGGAAGGTCATCGACGCAGCAACCTTGGCCGCAATCCGCTCCGACTCTTCGTAGTCCTTCACATCCTCGAAGCGCGACATGGAACTGGCGAACACGCTGAGCCCGCGCACCTGGTGCAGCCGGCTCAGGTTGGCGATGCAATGCATGAAGTCGGCAGAGACCCGCTTCGTCTCAAGCCGGTTACCGAAGGGATCACCCGGGTGCTGCTTGTAGACATGAAATGCGACAGGGCGGCCCCAGGCGTTTCTCTCGACGCCCTGCAGGATGTTTCGGGATGGGTCGCTGAACTCAAGAGGCACCAGATCCGCCTCCAGCATCTCGATGCTGTAGGGGACGACACTGCCATGCGCCAATCCCGGCACGAAGCCGATCAGGTCCTGATAGAACACATCGCCATCGCGAAACCAGCTCCGTGCCAGCAGCTGCTGACATGCACCGTAGTCGTGCGTCTGAGTGACCTCCGGACGGTCCCACCATTCGTCCCACAGATCATCGAGCTGCAGTGCCAGGTCGCGGTTGATCGCTTGGCCCGGCAAGCGCGGGGAAGCAAGGACATCAATCCCAGACCCGACCGTGTTCTGCACCAGGACGTTCAGGGCATTGTCGGCCAAGTCCAGATCACGCTCGAGGTGCCGTGCTTGGTCCCTCAGCTGTCGGGCATCCATGCCAGCAATGGCGCCGCCACTACCCCAGTCACGGGCGAGCTTCCGGCTGCGCGACGGACGGGTCACCTCGTGGGCACGGGCTTCAACGGGGGCCGCCGCCAGGGTGCGTGGTGCGCGATCTTCGGCTGTGATGGTCAGCAAGCGCTGGCGGGCGATCGATGCGGATGCCATCAGGTGGAACCGCCAAAGTCCGCTGTAGCCCAGCCCGCCCGACGGCGGCGGCCCCCGTTTGCCTCACGGTCAACAACCGCCTGCCACTCAGCGCGGCCTTTTCGAATTTCTGCCAGGTCAGCGTGCGTCAGCTGCCGCTCACCGAAGCGAACGCTCTGGCCCTTCAGCACAGCGATCTCCGCCTGTGCGTAGTGTTCGAGCATTTGCTGTGCAGTTGTCATGCTGCATAGGCTAGGGATGTCGGTGTCCACGAACTAAACAAAGTCGTGGACACCCCCTCATGTAACTAACTGTTTTTAAAGGGCCTAAAAACTAATTTGTCTCCACTTTCACTGAAACCGTGGACACGCCCGCATTTGAGGGCTTCGGAAGCCCTCCAGGGAACAGCTCATGCAGCTTTGAGCGCGATACCTCAAACTCAGCCATCACTTTTTTCACTGAATTCCCACGCTCCAATGCGCTCTTGATCAGAGCCACTGGGTAGCTTCGCTGGGCGGCGGGAAAATAGGGCTGTTCACCTGCGAAGCAACGCATCACTGATTCCACGAACGGTCGCGCCATAGCCTCGCTGATCCCGATGTCCTCGCGCATCTTGCCCAAGATGCGCGCGCGCAGCTGCTCTTCTGTTTCCTTACGACGGGCCATCAGAACCCCCATCCATCGCGCGCCGCGATGCCTGCCGAGCGCGGCGGAGCCGCAGGCGCTTGCGGCTTGACCGGCGCCACAGGCACAGAACCGGGCACCAATGTTTCACGGGAATCCGAAGGCTGGTCAAACAGCCCATGTGACACCGGGTGGTACTGCTCCTCAAGCGCAGCCCATTGCGAGTCGCGAATCACGTCCGCTTTTACCGCTGGGGCGAGCGAAGCCCAGATGGCATAGACGACGGTATCCAGCTCTTCGTTCCTTGCTCCCTTCGGCTTGATCCATGCACCCGCGTCCTGATCGAAGTACTCCACCGTCAAGCCCTTGAAGTAGCGGGCCGGCAACGCACCCGGATCGGGGTTAAGCGGATCGTGCACTTCATCGCCACGGCCGCCAGGGAAGCGCAGCATACGCACCGAGAGGTTTTCGTCTGCACCCTCCCGCTCCGCCTCATCCTTTGCGCCCAGCGCGGCCGTCAGCCAGCCGTAGACCATGTGCTTGAGCACGGACGTGCCGACACCCCACACACCAATGCTGCGGGCCACTGTCTTTTCACGGTGGTTGACCTCGGTTTTGGCCGGGCGGTAGACGGCACGGTCCGATTTCCTCTCCGCACGACCACGCACCAAATAGACGGCCTGCTTGATGAAGCCAAGCGGCGTCTCGATCATTCGGTTGGAGCCAGAATTGCCGACCACCTTCTTGACGAACTGCGCCACGGTCTCGGTCCAGTTGCCGCCGTCCAGCGCTGCCGCAGAAATTCCCATCTCAATTCCTTTCGCTGTGCGCCAAGTACCCTTCAGGTATTCATCCAGCGCGTCATACGTTTCCAGGATCGTTGGGTCCAAGTCGATTACCGCGTAGTCCACCACCCAACGTCGCTGGCCGCGCCCTGTTGCAACCACCTGGATCTCAGCGCGGTCATGCTGGAAATCAACGCCCGCAGTGAGCACCAATCCACCAGGCGGCACGATGCCCTTGTGCACACCCGGCTCGGCCAGCTTCGCGACTTCCTCAGAATCCTGCTGCTGCCGCTCGCCTTCGAAGGGGAGACCCAGCTTGAGGTTGTAGAAGCCAGCCATCTTGTTCGGATCGCGATCTGCCTCTGCCTTCGCGTCAGCCAGATCCTTCCATGACGGCCCCAGACCCAAGGGCGCATAAGCGGCCCAGGCGTGGAAGCTGCGGTGATAAGGGTCAGCTGCCAGGTTCGTCGGCTTCCAGTACGCGGTGCCGCCGAAGCCGCGCTCGGCAAGCATCGTGTCCTTGTGATGCTCGTGGATCACGCAGCCACTCACCTCGCAGGCAAACGTCCCATCCGGCTGCAGTCGTTCCACATCGAGCGTCTGCTCACCGGCACACTCAGGGCACTGCACGACGTAAACGCACATGTCCCCGGCCTGGTAGCCAGCCTCAATGGCGCTGGCGCCCGCGATCGTCGGAGTGCAGGCACGATAGACCTTGCCGCGGTCGCCGTAGGAACTGGCGCGCGCCTCCAGCTGCTGATCGGCCGGACCCTGGCCGCCCAAGTCCTTCGGGTATTCGTCCACCTCATCCATGAAGATGTAGCGAGCAGTGCGCTGGCGCAGCTGGTTACTGGAGTTGGCCCAGATCGCCCAGAGCGTGCCGCCCGGGAAGTGCTTCTCCAGGGTGTTGTCTGTAGCGAACTTGGCGCGCAGCTCGGGCATCTCTTGCACCGCCGGATCGAACTTCGACAGCACCCAGCTGCGAGCGAGGTCCTTCACAGGCTGCGCCACGATCATTGAATCCGAACCGCGATCGACCACGTACCCAGTCCAGTTGATGCCGATCTCGGTGGCACCAATCTGGGCTGACTTCATGAAGTCAACGATGCGGACCGGCGAATGGTCGCTCAGGCAATCCATGATCTCGCGGAGGATCGGGTTACGAGCCGTACGCCACTCACCGGGCTCGGCACCCGCGCCCTTGGCGATGATCCGATTTGCATCCGCCCACTCGCTGACCGTCTGCCGTGGCGGCAACGTCCAGGCCTTCTCCCAAGCGGAGCAAACGACCCTCTGCGGATCTGCGAGCACCACATCATGCGCAATCAGGTCGAGGCTCATTCGGCGGCCTGCTGCAACGGGGCGGCTTCAGCCGGGGCACCGGTAAGTAGTGCCTGCGCGTCCTTCTGCATCTTCTCGGCGATCTTGCGAATCTCATCCTCCAGCATCGCCTCCACCTTGCGCGGCTCGCTCTCTGCGGCCAGCTGCGACCGCAGCCTGCTCGGCAGGTTCATCATGCTGTTGAGCGCCTGGCGCACCAGGGTGAACACAGCGCGCTCCACGCCCTTTGTGCGCGTCAGCTCGTTGAGTTCCTCGCCCAGCTCCAGCTCTGCCAACCGCGCCCGCGCCAGCCGTTCGCGACGTACCGCCTCCTGCACACTCGGCCCGCCGGAGGCGGAGAGAACGCCAGCAGTGGCGGCAGCCGGGCTTTCCGCGCCAGGCGTGCGATCGCCGCCGCGCAGCGGGTGCGTCAGGTCATTCAGCAGGGTGTCGCTGGCCTGGACGCGAATCGCCTTGCCGTCGCAGACCAACTTGCCCTCGCGGCGCATGCGGCGGATGTACGAATCGCTGACCCCACGGTGTTCCGCGTACTGGGCCACGGTCATCAGGTCCATAACGGAACTCATGCGGAACCCCCCAGTTCCATCGGAACCAAACTCAGAACCAGAAACACGTTCGAGCATCGCGCGCTTGGTGGCCCGCAATCCCCACGGGCCAGGAGGACCCGCGCCGAGGGGGCCTGTCGACGGGCCGGGGCGCCGGCCGCCGCCTTAGCCGGTCGTGGATTCGCGTGGAACATCCAGCCCGTCCTCACCGTCCAGACCATGGAGGCAAGGTCTGGACACCGCGAACCCTTGGGGCTGTTGAGTTGTCCTAACTGTCCAGACTGTCCATACCTGTTGAGAGATTTTGAGATTGGTTTGATGGGGTGGTATTCCATGTACACGCGCGCGAAAAGGTCTGGACGGTCGGGACGGCCTTGCGTTGCAAGGGGCAAGGTCTGGTCAATGGTTGGGACAGGTCCGGACAATCCTGCCGAGGTCTGGTCAGAAGTCAGGGCCATCGCCCACCTCCGCATGCTGGCCCTGGCTGCCACTCGCCTTGCCTTGGCTGGCGCTCGCCATCCAGTCATCGACAGATTCGCCGACCCGAAACCATCGGGGCTCGCGGCCACCCTCGGGCCAGCGCCGCCTCGCGCTCTCCCACCCCAGCGTTTTCATGATTGCCGCCACACGCATCTGCTCAGGCCTCCCGTGCTTGCCGGCATCCAGCCCTATCGCGAAGGTCAACAGGTCATCGGTGGTCGCCCAGCCGAGCCTCGTAGCCATTTGCAGGCGTGTCGGATACTTGGACGTATCGGCTCGCATCTCCACCCACGCTTCCACCCTGCCCTCCCAGCTGTCGCCGACGTACCGCGCGGCCTGCTCTTCCTTGGCGTCCTCGGGCAGCACCCAGAAGTCGAAGCCACCCTCGAATAGCTGGACGGCCTCAGCCCACAGCTGGTCGCGCTGTTCCGTAATCAAGTCGATGCGAACCTGCCCCTCCGTCCTGACCGGCAGGAAGCGCCTGCCACCCGTCGGATCGCGCAGGTACTGATGTTCATTGGTCGTGCCGGTGAGTACGCACTCGCGCCTGTACGAGCGAGGGACGCGGTCGTAGGGCGCTCTGAACTTGTCGACTCGCCTGGTGATGGCCGTCTTTACGCTGGTCACGTCCGCCTTGGAGAAGGAGTCCATCTCGCCGATCTCAACCCCCCAGGCACCTTGGATCACTTGGTAGAAGTCTTTGCCGCTGGGCGACTCACTGGTCTCGACGAACCACTGGCTACCGAAGATTGCGCGCAAGCCGCTGGACTTCTGTTTGCCCTGCTCGCCTTCGAGCACCAGCATGAAGTCAACCTGCGCGCCGACAAACGGCTGCTTCGGATCTACCCAGAGCAACCGCGCCACGGCACTTGCCATGAAGCACTGCGCTGCGCGCCGGCTGTATGCATTGTCCGGCGCGCCGAACATGACCGTTAGCATCTGCTCAACGCGAGGCACGCCATCCCACTCCAGCGCAGTGAGGTACTCGCGAATGGGGTGGCGCCTGTAGCGTCGTGCCACCGCAATCACTGCCTTCAGCACGAGGTCATCGCTGCACTTCATCCGGTATCGGTCAGGGTGCTGCAGCCACGCGGACAGTTCATATGCGTCCGTGTCAATGAACTCTTCCCGGCTACCACCGTTCCACGGCGGATCCCGCTCCAGCTTCACCTGGTTGCTGGAGTCGTTGAGCCAGAACAGCTTTGCCAGCCGCTCATCGTTCTCCATGATCAGGATCAGGTTGTGGAGCGTCCCCTCGACATTGTGGTCGCGGTTGAACGTCAGGTTGATCTTCCATGCTTCCGGATCTACCCCATCACCGCCTGGCGGCGGCGCACCGCGGCCACCGTCGACCACGGTCAATCTCTTACGCTTCGGCTCTGTCATCCCCGTATTGCCTTTTCATGTCCTCGCGCGATGCGCAGGTACGCCTTCGCACGCTCGCGGCGTATAGCGCGCGAAGATTCGTAAGGGTTCTCGATGGCCGCTTTGGCAGCGAGGCGATACAGCCGTGCCAGCTCCCGGTCCGAGTACTTGATGCGCTCCAACAGGCGGCCGTTACGTGACATCGGGTGCCACCACATTCAGTTCGACGACGCGATTGGCCGCCCAAGCTGCGAGCTGCCGCGGCGTCCACTTGTCCAGCTCTAGTGCGTCGGCGATATCCCAGCCGGCGGGCTGCCCGCTTACGTCGATCATCCGGATCGACTTCGCCCCAGCGCGTGCGCAGAGCTGCGCTACGCCCGGGACATAGTTCCCCGCGTCGTTGTGCCAGCCCAGCATTGCCTTGCGGCCCGCAGGGTCCGCATCGGGCCAAAGCACGACATCACGTCCTGCCACTGGCGACCAGTCGGACTTGCCGACGGCATTGCCGCCACCAGCCCAGGTCAGTGCCGCGTACCCCGCCCACGCGCCAGCGCCAGCCGCGCGGCATTTTTCGCCTTCAGGGATCAGTACCGGCGCATCCGGCTTGGCCGCAAGCGCGTCCAGACCGCACAGAGGGCGCGGTGTTGGGAACTTGACCAGGCACCACTGCTGCTGGCCGTCAGGACCGACGCACCACGTTACCTGCGGCGTCCACTTCTTGAGCTTCTGCGAGGACTGCTCGACGAACTCGCAGCGCAGGACGTACCCCAGCAGACGCCCCTCGGCGTCGCGGTAGGCGTCCACCCGCGTCGGCTTCATCCGGCGGAGCTTCCCGTTCTTCGGGTTCCAGATCGGCACAGTCCATTCCCCGCCGGCTATCAGCGGCGGCACGGCCTCAGGGACCGGAAGCAACGGCACCCAGTTCACCTCCAAGGGCTGCTCCACCACTTTTCGGGCGGTCGGAGAGGCCGGCGCGAACTCGTGGCCGCCCAGCTGCGCACAGGCCTCTTTGAAATCGAGGCCGGTGATCTTCTGAATGAAACCGATGGCATCACCGTGGGCGCCACAGCCGAAGCAATGGAAGAATCCCTTTGCAGGGTTGACCGTGAAGCTAGGGGATCCCTCTTCATGGAACGGGCACAGGCCAGTGGATTCCCTGCCGGTGCGCCGGAGCTTCACATACCTTCCGATGACCTCATCGAGATCCACGGAGTTCTTGATCGCTTCGACATCGATGCCGTTGTGAATCATGACCGCCCGCCCTTGCGTGCCGCGCGGGCTGCAGCCATGTTCCACTGCATGCGCATGTAGTCAGCAATGCGCTCGCGGCACCCGACGTCGCCCGTGCAGACGCCAGGGTGCGGACACATCGTCGGCAGCGCCTCGATTGAGGCCTTCCATTCTGAACGCGGCTTACGGCCGATATCGAGGGCCTTGAGCAGGCAGCAACTCACGCCCACGGCTTACCCCCCAGGTCCAGCTGGCGCTGGGCAGTAGCCTTCAGTTCGTCCTCGCGTCGCAGGCGCTCGCGCTCTGCCATCGCTTCGTCACCGACAAGGGCTGGCACAGCGTCCGTCAGCGCACGGGCAGCCTCCTCCATCGCACGGCAGGCAGCAGCGCTCATCTTTCCTCGTCGCCTGTACCGTGCCCGGGGCGCGCGGAAGGTAGCCACGTCATTCACGGCTCACCGCTTTTTGGGCCGCCCTGCAGGCGTTGCGCTCCAGACGGAAGCAGAGCGTTCGGATGCTGCGCGTCAGGTCCTGCATTCCGTTGGCTTCGCTGATGCTCAGATCGCCATCAGCAACTGCCTCCAGCGTCGTTCCCGAGAGCCGGCCGGTCATTGCATGCAGCTGCAGCAGCTTTTTCTGCAGCGCTTCCAGTTCATTGGGCCAGCCGCCCTCGGGCGGCGGTGGCACGAAATCGACCATCAGGTTGAATTGACCGCCGAGTGAGGCGATCCAGTCGGTTGCCAGCTCGGCCGTGTCCACGAACTGCTGGAGGTACTCGGTGAGCATCTCGGCCATTTCCATCGACAGCGATTCACCCGCCAGGCCTCGCAGCTTCTTGCGCAGGGTCTCGCCGGTGATGCCTTTACCGCGGCGCTCGCTGAGGTAGACCGCAGCTGCCTGGACATTGCCAGGCGCTTTTGACACGGCGTTGTACAGCGCATCCCGCCAATAGAGGTCAGATCGTTGGCACGTCATGCGTCACCCTGAAACAGGCTGCATTTCATCGTTTCGCCGCGCCCATCGGCTGCACCAAGATGCAGGCCATGAGCGAGATCATCCTTTTCCACCACCGCATGCGCTTCAGTGCACTTCGCACCTTCGATGCCAATCGAGGCGTGGGCGGTGTGGTCGCCGTTTACTTCACGCCGGAGTGCAGTCTCCCTACCCATGGGACGCCACCTCCCACCAATGAAGCGGTCGCCCTGCACGTTGTCGCTGCTCACGCAGGGCTGCCCACTGATCAACAGACAGCGCCATACCGTCGGGGTGACGGGTCTCGATGAGCGCTATGTCCACAAGGCAGCCGACCTCTCCATTTGAAAGGTCAGACTCGAGCGGGATCGCAGAGAGGCTCATGCAGCCTCCCCGGGAGGCCAGATGTCGGGTCGAAGGTCGCACCGTAAGACCCCCTCGACACCAACCTCGGCGCCGATGGTCAACGAGGCGCGCTCAATGCTCTGGGCAAGCTCTGGACTGGTGCGCTTACCCCTCCAGCCGGTAGCGCACTGCCAAAGGTAGCCCTCGGATGCGCCAGTCAGCACTGCCAGGCGACGCTTCCGCTCGGAATCTGAAATGAAGGATAGGAGGTCCATGTGGACGTATTTAGCCCTGAGCTAAACCCGCATGTCAAGCTGACAGCGAAACACCGGGCTTTAGCCCCTAGCTACTCTTACGTCATGGACGTAACCAGTACCCGCCAGCACAACCTTCGGACCCTAGTTGATCAACTGGCGGCCGCCTTGGGTACTCAAAAGGCGGTCGCGATCCGCCTCGACATGTCCCCGTCCTACCTCAATCAGCTGTTGGGGGGAAAGAAAATGGGTGACGACGTCGCGCGCAAGATCGAACGCCTGGGCTCCCTGTCGCATGGGTGGATGGACGTTGCGCATGAGGGCGGCGCCGAGAGCGCGAGCAATCAAGCATCTCAGCCCCTGCGAATAGACCCTGAGATCATCGCCTCCGCGCTCAGGCTGTTGAGGCTGACCTTCTCAAATCTCGACATTGACGACTTCGACAACGAGCTCGACGGCACGCCACTGGCGTATGCGTACGAGTACTTGTACCGGCGAGGCGAGGTTACGGTCACACCCGACAACCTGATCGATTTCAGCAAGGCATTGGCCGATCGACTCAGGGAGAGGAATGGAAACGAAGAAGAGGTTGCCCGAGCCCGGGACCATGGAAGCGCTAGCAGCGGTCATCGCTCAGCGCGTCGAAAAGCGTAAGCAAGCGCCGAAGCTCAGAGTCATCACGACCCCTAAACCCACGGTCATCGATGCGATTACGCGGGACTGCATACTGCGGCGGATCAGGTGGCTCAGAGACCAGTACAACCTTGGGTGTTTGATCGAGCAGGCCACGTTCAATCTTCCGGGCGTCGATTGCCTGGAAGATGCTGACCTGATGCAGCTTCACCGCGAAATGGAGGACGCACGCGAGTGCTGCGTCGAGGGCATATCCATCGAGGAAGCTGGGTTCATTCGCAACGTCGCAATCGACGAGTGACGTAGTGGCCGGCGGCGACTTTCGCGCGCCGGCCACCGACCCTATGGGGTCTGAGAGTTGTACTTCTGCCCGATTACGGCCTCGCGATCCCGACGCTGATCAGCGCATCGCTGTCGAGCAGCATTCATCGCAGTGTCGGCCACCTGATGTTCAGAAGTTATCGACTGCTGCAGGCCAGAGATCTGCGCACGAATCCCGGCGTCCAATGTAGCCCCAGCGAGGTTGTTGTTCACCCGCTCTGCCGAAGCATTGAGCCCCGCAATCTGCCGTTGGTACCCAGCAATCCTCGATTCGGCAGAGGGATAGATGCCAGCCCTGGATGAGGCCAAGCAATTCCTTTCAGCGATAGCGGCGTCCGAGAGATCTGTCGAGCGATACACCGCGTCTCGATTGGCGACCTCGGCAGCGGAGACGCTTGGCGCCTTCGCCCCGCGAACCTTCATCTCTTGCGCTTGCGGTCCACAAGGATGCTGTGAATACACCGTCTCCCCGTTGCTCCCCTTGCACTTGAAGACTTGGGCGGCTGCACCTTGAGCCATCAGCAGGCCCACCGCCAATCCGATCGACAACGCCACTTCCTTGAGCATCTCTAACCCTCCCCGGCTGTAGCCCAATTATCGGTCATCCACCGGCCGAACTGGCGGCACATGGCGAGATTTAGCTGTCAGCTATTGCTTCCTGAATTTAGCTGTGCGATAAATCGCACCGTCGGCACCCCAGCCGATGGGCGACCGGCGGGTCGCCACTGCGGCCCAGCCTTCCCCTGCTGAGCCGCAGACGCCTCTCCCCAGGCAATAGGCCCGCCGGCGCCCTCCTTTCCTACGGAGAGCGCCATGTCCTACCGCACCGCTGCCGACTCCCTGCCCAAGGCCCCGCTGCCGTTCCAGGCCGCCTCGTGCCTGCTGGCGCAGGCTGCCCGCGACCACACCCGCGCCAACGTCCTGCGTGCCCGCAGCGCCGGCGAGCACAGCCGTAACCAGCTGCGCCGATCGCGCCGCATGGGCGTTGCCGCCCGCCGCGTTGAAGCCGAGTCGCGCGACATGGCAGCCGAGGTGCGGGCATGAACCGCCGGTACCGGATCGCCTGGGCTGTCGTCGGCGCTGTGGCAGCCATCGTCGTGCCTCTTCGCCTGGTGGAGATCAGCCAAGCCCACGCCGACCGCGACGCCAACCAAGCGCGCTGGGCGGCGACCTCCAGTGTTCGCGGGTGATGCCATGCAGACCGCCCGCCCCGCGCCCCCTTCTGTTCCGCTGTGCCGCCCAAGGCACCGCCCGCAAATCGTGACGACCACTGGTGCGCCGACAGGCCACCAGCTCGGCGCACCTGTGCCGGCCCTCGTGCACTTCGAGTGCCATCTCTGCCAGAAGGCAACCGTACCCAGCCCCTCTCTCGCGATCGCCGAGCTGCGCTGGACCGATCCCGATCTGGCATCGCAGCTGATCCCCATCTCCCACCTTGCCCGTGCCCGCGGCGCTGTTCTCGCGCGCATGCCGGCAGCGCACGCCGCCTGACCTGGAGAACGCAATGGCTGCACCACTCAAACCCTTGGAGCGCGCCGCGCTCGTTACTGCCTTCGCTGCGGCCGGCCATGCGCTGAAACGCACCCGTGGTGGCTTCTGCTCGACCAGGCAGCCCGCAAAGGTCTTTACGCGGCGGGTCACCAACTGGCTCTACGAGCGCGCATTGATCGACTACGACGACCCGAGTTTTCCGACGCAGGCCACGCTGACCAAGTCGGGCATGGCGCAAGCCACCGCGCTGGTCGAACAGGCGCGCCTCAGCGCGGGGGCCCCATGACCCGCGCCTACTACCTCAAGGTTGCCGAGGCCAAGGCGGCATGCGCCGCGCCGCTTCGCGTTGAGGCCGATTCCGAGTCCATGGTCGGCCATGAAGAGCAGGCAGAGACGTTCCGGCGCTTCGCGTCGCAGTGGGATGTGCTGGCTGCGTCATATCGCGCCTCCGCTGAGCAGGCGGATCCCGCATGAAGGCGTCGGCCCTCCCCGTTGAGCATTCCTTCCCCACGGGCAGTCATGGCACCACCCTGGTGCTGATGGTCTGCGCAGGATGGCTGTGGGCCGGCATCTACGCCAGCCCGCACAGCGCCACTCCCACCGAAGTGGCGGCCGCCACGGGCCGCTCAGCGACCGTGCGTGGCCGCGAACTCCAGATCGGTACCGGCCGATTCGCCCTCTCTCAAAAGTCGCTGCAGTCGGCGCGCCGCTGGCTTGATCGCCAGGGCGTGCGCGTGCGCGACCTTACCGCCAAGGAACCAGCATGAGCGCCAAGATCCAGCAATTCGGCCGTGCCGCCGCCATCCGCGCTCTTCTGCTCGACCGGCCTGCTGGCGCGAGCGATGAAGAACTGCTCGCCTCCGGAACACTGACGTGCACGCTGAAGCAGCTCAACAGTTCGCTGGCGGCGATGCGCGACACCGGCCAGGTGCAGGTCAGCATCACCAAGGGCAACAGGGTCTGGATGCTGACCACTGCGATGCACAGGCTGATGCGCACCCCTGATGCGCGCGTGGAGCCGACTCGCGCCGCTGTGGCCCGCGTAATGCGCTCGGCCCCCACGGGCAGCCACAACAGCACCACCGTCCAGCACAAGGACCGGGATCGCGCCGAAATCGCCGATCAGCTTGCCGCGTTCCGGCGCGCCGGCGGCAAGGTAGAAGTCTTGGGCAATACCCCAACACGCCGAGAGATGACCCGTCGCGAGATCAACGTCGCCTCCGGTAGCCAACGGCTGGCGCAGGCGACTGCCAAACGAGGCCACCCATGAGCCGCTCGGTAGCGCGGCGCTCGCCGAATAAGCTTGGCGGGTTCTCTTGGGGCCGTTTCCCGATGGGGCTTTCCGGAATCGTCGTCTACCGCCTGTTCCTTCGGGACCATAGCGGCGCGGTGCATTTCGTAGGCCTGAACTTTTACCGTCGCGCCGCCCGCCGAGATATGTCGATCGCGCTCCGTGCTGCGTGCCATCGCCTGCGCGCACAGGTGGAAGAGATCAATCGAGCGGCGACCGGAGGTACCCCATGAACAGGGCAAAGAGCGTGGCTGCCTCAATCCATGCTAGCAGTCACTTTGTATGCGCTGAGCGCCTTATGGATCGTGTCGGAAGCGGCCTGAACATCGCGTACGGCCCGAACGTGAGCGTAGTGAACCGAAGTCATCATCAGAACCCATTCCGTGCGTTCGCTATACAGACTGAGCGTATCGGCTCCCAGCTGAAAATGGCCAGTCGATTCGATAGCCACGGATATCTTGGCCGCAAGATCCAAATCTGCTGCACCCCACTTTGTCAGGTCCACTTCGCGGCCCGACAGATCGCTAAGACGCTCGCAAATCTGAAGAAAATTAGCTTGCTCGTCACCCTTGCGCGTAAGCGAACTATGAACTTGCCAAGCCGCTGGCGCAGCGGGATCCAGTGGAAAGCGATCGTCAAGATTGCGCAGACGCCCAAGAGCGGCGACCACACTGGAACGGTAGCTCAGCGCAAAGAGAGCATTCGTTTTTTTTCGAACGAATCGGCGCTGGATCGCCGGGCCAAACAGCGCAACGAGAACCGCTGTAACGGTGCCAATGGCCGCCCAAGCTTCCCAGTCAACCGTACAGTACTTGCTGAGCTTCCAACACTGGCTGACGCCATCCCGCATGGACCAAATCTCGGCAAAGGCTCGCATGTGGTTGTCCTGTCCTTGTCGGAGCCGATTCTGCCATGAACTGCATCCAACCCAACAGCGGCGCCTACGCAATGCAATCTGCCTTGGCCGCCACAAACGTTCCTGCCACGGCGGCAAGCATGGGAGGCCAGGCATGAAACTTCTGACCGCCGATAAATGGCTGCAAAAGTACTTTGACGACACTAGCCGCCCGAGCGTTGCCACGCTGCAGCGCTGGCTGCGCGACGGAAAGATTCCCGGCAAGAAGGTCGGCGGGACTTGGTTCATCGACGAACACGAATGGCTTGCCGACGGCGACCTGCTCGTCGAGCGCGTACTGAAGGCAGGTTGATACGAATGGCACCGCGACCGCGCAGCAAGAGCCGCCAAGGATGGCCGGCGAACCTCTACCCCAATCGGGAAGGGTTCAAGTATCGGCACCCCGTGACAAAGCGGGAGACGTGGATGGGCACGGACAAGACACGAGCGTTTGCCGCTGCCAAGAAACTCAACGCGCTCCTCATGCCCACGAACGATCTTGTCGATCGGGTAATCGGCTCAAAGGAAACCGTCGCCGACGCGATTGCCGTCTTCCGCCGGGACGATATCCCGGGACGGAAGTGGGCGCCGAAGACGGCCGAGGTGTACGAAAGTGTGATCCGTCGCATTGAAGCTGGCATCGGCACCCGTCCGGTCGAACAGGTCACGGTCAAGGAGTGCGCGGAGTTCATCCGCGCGATCACCGCCTCCGATCGCGCGCGCCAACAATTCCGCTTGGTGCTGGGCTGGATTCTGGGCTGCGCCGTACAGGAAGGTTGGATCGATACCAACCCGGTGCTGGCCACCCGCCGCTTCCAACACGAGAAAAAACGCACCCGCTTGACCAAAGAGATCTACGACACGATCTGGGACCACGCCGAGCCATGGCTACGGCTTGCGATGGACTTGTCCCTGATCACGTTACTCCGCCGGGAGGACATCGTGTCCCTGAAGTTCTCCGACGTGCGGGACGGCTTCCTGTGGGTCGTGCCTCAGAAAACCGAGGGCACGTCATTGGTGAAGCTGAAGATCAAGGTCGGCGAGCAGCTGGGCATTCTGCTCTCACAGGCACGCGATTCGGTGATTTCCCCGTACGTGGTTCATCGCCTCCCTGACCGGGCCCGGCCCTCGGACAAGCGCGCTTCCGCGCGGGTGCACCACACCCAAGTCATGCCGGAGCAGCTGACCCGAGCGTTTCAGGATGCACGTGAGGCTGCGGGTGTCGCTGGCGAAAACCCGCCAAGCTTCCATGAAATCCGAAGCTTGGGCGGCGCCTTGGTCCGCGATGCGGGCTGGACGACCGAAGAGGTGCAAGCATTGATGGGGCACGCTTCCAAGTCGATGACAGACCACTACCTGGACGGGCACGACGCGCCGTGGACGGAGGTAGCGCCCGCGCTCACGCTCGGCCGTTAGCTGAAATCGGCCGGGGCGACCAAGTCGCCTCCTTTCGCTCGCTCCTTCCGGCATGCACCGCGCTGAACCATCAGCTCACGGATCGGAGCCTTCGTACAGGCTTCTCCTGATCCTCAACCCCGTACAACAGGCGCAATTCTTCGGGGTGCATATGGAGCGATTTGGCGAGCTCCCCCGCCGTGTAGCCAAGCTCCTGCAAATGAAGGTTGACGATTTCTTTCAGTACCTTCGTTGGCTCACGTGCGACGGCAATGCTATCCGGCTCAGCGCGACGATATCCCATCGCGCTCATCTGCCTCCACAGGTATTGGGCTTGGCTTGGTTGCACAAGGCCAATGGACTGGCAACGCATCAACAGCGAGGCCATCGAGACACGCCAAATTGGCTTAAGTGCCGCGAGCTTCTGAATCGTGATCCGATCGAGCAGGTACGGCCGTATGTCGCGCCGGGGCATCAACAGCGCGCTTGCGAACTGATTGGCCTCCTCCTCCATGGTTGAAGAAGGCACGCTATGCATGACCAGATGACCAAGTTCGTGCGCAAGCGTAAAGCGCTGACGATCACCAGGGGCGTTGCTGTCGATGAAGATGCAGGGCGGGGCACCAAGAGTTCTGATGGTCAGCCCGTCAACGCCAATGGACGACATATCACATTCTATGACGACGATGCCCGCGCGCTCGATGTGGTCAGTGAGGTTGTGCAGCGGGCCGTTGGGCAGGCCCCATGTTCGGCGCACCATCTCTGCGATCAGCTCGATGTCGCCATCGTACTCATCCGGATCAAGTGCCGGCAGAAGCAACTGCGCTTCGATATCTGCCGCAGCCAGCAACCGACGGATATGCATGAGGCGGATATTGAGGTCCGCTTCCAGCTTTTCTAATGCGCGGTTGCCCGTGCTCGCCTTCCGCCGATACATAGCATTACCGTGAAGGCTAATCGGCAGGCCGAAAGACCGGTCAGACTCGAAAAAGATAGATTTTGGGAAATCGACCGCCGCAGCGAGCTTATCCACGACCTCGTCGGATGGGTCGGTGATCAGCCCCGCCTCAAGTTTCGATACCGCCGCTTGGGACACGCGTGCGTCAGCGGCCAGCTGCGACTGGCTCTTGCCCCGAGCTTGGCGCACGGTCCGAAGGATCTCTTTGTTGAAGGTGGACATCAGCTCTCACCGGATTCACCGGCCTTGTCATCGTTAGTTTTACGGCCCTTCAAACGCACCAAACCTGTGGGTTTGACGGCGGGCATCGGCTGCAGCGGAGCATCAGGCTGGGCGGCGGGCAGCGAGCTTACCGAATCGTTGTCTATCAAGGAATAGGTCCACAGGATCGCCCCCCCTGCCCGGCCAACGACCAAAATGTCAGCAATATCAGTCTCATTGGGATTTAGACAGTACGTAACCTCCACGCGCTGCTGGGCGGCGACTCCTGTCAGCGGCAGCTGAGGGTCATGGAACGCAAGCGCCTCCTGGGTCGGGTAGTTCCTCGTAAGGCCCCCGCCATCGGACTTTTTAAGTCGGAAGGCGACAGTGCCATCCACAAGGAAGTGATAAGACTCGTGCTTGACGACCACCGACACGCCAGGAACGCCCTCCAGTGCCACGGCCGCGTAATGGGCCATCTGCTCCCAAACATAATTGGCGCGTCCGCGCCGACGCCAATGACTGAGCTTAGACCCCCGCCAGTCCTCCCAGCCCGATGTGATGGCCGTCCTGAGCGCCGGCTCAATCCGGTGGAGAGCTGACTTCACGACCTCGATTTTGGGTTCGGTCACTGGCGCACACCTGCAGAGGCAATTGATGACAGCCCCAGTGTATCAACTACATTTACTCATGTAAATTATAACTACATCTATAACCCACACCCCGGGCGACTCTATTGGGACGACGGCGCGTGCTCCGGCCCCTCTTCTCTATCGGGGCGGCCATCGCGATCAACTAGGACCTTACTCACTATGACCGAGGCTGGGATGGGGCCGCCAGTCGTCTGGATCAGTGTGACTTCTTCCTCGGCGGGGTGGCGGGGGTCAGCAAAGGACCGGGAATCGATACCATGGCTCTGAATATCCGACGCATCAACGGTGTAGATGTAACCAGGTTCGGAGAAGTGGTTGGTCGCAAAATCAAGCGCAACCTCGATCGATTTGGTGAACGACATGCAGCTCCCGCCGTACAGGCCGGCCAT